GCTTGCATGATGAGGTTCTCCGACTCGGGGCGCCCCCGCCCCTATCTCACTTCTCCTACCAGCTCAGCGGGCGTAAGTCAAGCGGGAAACCGTTGAACCCGTTAACGACCGTTAACGGGCTTGACAGCCCAGATCGTGTCGCACCGCGTTCATCAGGTGACAGGCGTCGGCCTTGCCCGTCAGCCGTATCTGCGCGGCTGCGTCCTTCGGGCTTCTACCCTCGCTTAGGTATTGCGCAAATTGATTCTTCTGCTCCATTGTGTACGTCATTGTACCCTCCTCGTCCAACCCCACCTTGGGGTTCCTCAGTAATTACATTCAGTACGGCTCCTCATCCGGGTGCTGCGTGCGCGGCGGGGGCAGTTCGTTGCCCGTTTCGTCCTTGGGCCAGTCGCACTTACCAAATCGCTTCTCCCACTCAACACGGGAATCGTCCAGGTTGGGCAGGTCGTAGAAATAGCGTCGCTCACGGGTGACACTCTCGTTGCCGAAGCTGTCAACTCGGCTCACGTCGGTTATGCGCTGCACCCCGATTGGGAAGGGGTTAGGCAGCACCTTCTTGAGGAACATGCCCAACGACGCTGGCGTGGCCCGCCTCTGGACACGCTGTGTCTCGGCGAAGCGAATGTAATCAGCGTACAGATCGCTCTTGAGTAGTGCCTCATCCCAGCCAGCCAGGTGCGTGGTCGTGCGCCCGTCGGTCAGGCGCTCCATCCACCAGGCTTCCTCTAGGCTCATGGAGTAGATTTTCTGAGCCTGTAGCGCCCCGGTCTGGGGAACCTCACGGACGTTGAAATCGCTGATGTCGAGCGTCAGCAGGTAGTGAAGCAGGCTTTCGCGCCCACCGTTGTCTATGGCGCGCTTGATCTCACCGAAATACTTGGTGTCCTGCTTGTGCTCCTCGTTGACATCGAGCACGAAGAACCGGCGTTCGTCGAACCCGGCAGGCACCACCCAGTCCTGATTGGAGCTCATCATCAGGTGCAGGTAGTTCGGCACCAGCTCCGCGTCCACACCCTTGGGTTCGATCATCTGGGTGTCTTCGGTGATGATTGTCTTGAGCGAGCTTTCATGAGCCCGGTCCCCGGCGAAGAAGGCCTCATCAGCGAACAGGAACACGCAGTCGCGCAGGTGCGCGTTGAATTGCCCGACAAGGTGCTTCGCGCTTGACAGATGGAGGAAATGCCGCCCCCAGAGTGAGCCGTAGATGGTCGCCACGGTGCCCTTGCCAGCACCTCGGTTGCCGCGCATGACAAAGGCGACCTCACCCTGCACGTTAGGGGCCTGAACCCCTCTCGCCATCCACTTGATCAGGTAGTCATAGTGCTCTTCGTTCCCGCTACACACCACGTCGCGCAAGTGGTTCAGGAAGGGCTCGTGGTTGCTACCCGGAATAGCCTCACAGGCGAAGCCCTTCCAGAGGTTGTAGGCACCCTCAATCTCGCGATCTGGGGCGAACACCAGCGTGGTGTACTCTCGCCTGAGCGGGTGAAGCAGCCACCACTTCCCCGCCGACATATAGATTGCCTCGCCCTTGTCGTTCTTCCCAACAGCTACACGCTGATTCATGTAGCGGTTGCGGAAATCCTCGAACGACTGCTTACTGATCTTCGGGCGCGGGGGCTTCACGCTGTAGTCCATGGTCTCAGAGATGATGCGGCACTTGCCCCCCATGTCGTGAATCACCGCGTGTTTCTCGTTGAGCAGCCGCAGCATTGGCTCCTCAACCTCTTCCTTCGCCCGCTGTATCTGACGCTCAACGTACTCCTGCGGACGCCTCTGGGCGAGGGTATGGGCGCTCGCCGCGTAGTCAGGGTCCAGCAATATGGACGCCACGGTATTATCATCACAGCCCCCGCGCAACAGCCCACAGGTGACAGCCCAAGACACCTCAGAACGCGAGGCATACTTGGTCGGCTCATCGGGGTCAGAGCCCTGCACGATGAGCATCTTGATGCGACCTGGTACCGTCTCGGGCAGATCATCTATCAGCACCGGGGCGAGGTTGCCGCTGATCTGGACGCGCGGGGTGCTCAACGCTGCTGCGGGAGAGGGTGCGGAGCGCGGCGCCGCTGTGAACGTGTCTAGGGTGTAGTTGTTGTCATCTAAGTCATCTATGATGGATGCTAGGCGCTCGACGCGCCCCGCCGCTTTCTTCTTCGCGTCGGGGAGGTTGATCGTGCCCGGCAGGCGCATGATGCGGTCAATGTTGTGGCAGTGGTCGCCCTTGAGCACTAGCTCAAGCTGAATGTTATACGCCTCAACCTCTTCGGCCATCGCGACGTTGCCGCCCACGAAGACCGGCTCAGCGAGGCGCCAGAAGGCCTGATACCCTCCGCCGCTGTCAATGATAGCGTTCGGCTTGGGCTCGTAGCTCTGAAGCCGGGTCAGTATCTCTGCGCGCGATGCCTTGAGGTCCGCCCCCTTGGGCGGGTCGCAATCCACATGCAGGAACTCTAGGGCCTCAACGTCTTCCTTCGTGGCCTTCTTCGTCAATGGTGCCCGCGACGGGTTGACCATGACGTAACAGTTGTCCACGCCGTTGTGCGCGTCCAGCCACTTGATGAGGTCCTCAATCGTAGACGGGTCAAACGTGCGCGTATCGAGGCCACGCCGATCTAGGCCAATGGCAGTGACTACCCACGGGCCATCACGCCGCAACCAGCGCAGGAATCTCAGTGCTTCTTGATTGTCTCCTGAGAGACGCTTCTCAGCCACAGTTGTAGCTGAGCTAAGAGGTCAGTGACGCGCGTTTTGCCTTCAGTAACTGCCGCTGTTCCATACTCAAACCCTCCACATTCCAAGTCAACCAATTGCGTAGCGCGATCCAATCGCCGTGCCCGGCCTCATCTGTCTTCCAGACGGCCAACCGCTCCAACTCTTCTCTTATGAGCCCCCGCCTGACCGCGCGACTGTCAGGCCCTGTAAACAAGAGATATTGATTGACCGCTCTCAACATCAACCAGGCCGGTCCCCCCTTCGACCAGCGCCGGGTCAGCCAGGCCACTTGCTGCGACCGATCTATGAGCGTTGTCACCCTCACGGGCGTGCTCGCGCGCACAGGCCAGTCGGCCAGATACTTCATCTCGATTGCGCCGATAGTGTACCAAACGTCAGGCGTGCCCCGGCTCGTTACGTCCTCAACACGCTGAGGGTCTAGGCCAAGGCCCTGCAGGCGAGGTTTGATGCTGTCGTATGCCCCCGTTTCGTCCACGTCAACGCGCGCTCTGTGGGCCGGACTGCTGCCCTTGGTACTTCCCGCTGTAGGGGTAGATTGTGGGTTCATCGAGATACGTGAACACCACCTGGGCGATGGGTACGCCCTGGGGCAGGAACAGCCGCTCGTTCCCCATATTCTTGAGCTCCAGAGTCAGATAGCCGAACCACCCAGGCTCAGCCACCGTGTTGAATAGCGACAATCCACGCCTGGCCCAGCTGGACTTGTCATACACCATACCCACGACATTGTCAGGGAGCACAAAGTACTCGCTCGCTGCCGCCAAGCGAAATTCGCCCGGCTCCAGAAGCCAGGATTGCTCGGCTAGACCCCAATCCAGCGTTAGATCGTAGCCTGAGGGGCCCAGACCATAAGTCATGGTCTGCAGATCAGGGTGGTGGAAGGTACAGCGGGGCAGGCAGGGCCTGATCAAGCCTAAGCTCTCAATCGTCTGCCCACTTAGCACGCTCACAGCCCGATACCCCTGCGATCAGCCCCTAGCGCCAACACCTTCGACGTTTTAGGGCTGATGCGGGTTGCCTCATAATCCCAGCCGTGCTTGGTACGGCGTTGGGCGAGAAATACGAGCCCCTCCGTGTGAGCTCTGAAGGCATCGGTGCGAACCAAATCAGGCTCCGCAGAAACTGCGCTATGAGCCCGGTGGGCATAGATGATCCTCTCCCCGGTTTTTGCGGCGAGCGCCCACATGAGAACGTTATTGCTCTTTAGTATTGGATTGGCCGACACTTGTATTCCCCGTCCTGAGAAGACCTTATTATGCCCCACCCGGTGCTTCGCGCTAGGGGCTGGGCTTGACTAGCAACATCTATTTCGCGCGCCCCCAGCTAGGCCCAATCTCAAGGTCAACCTTGCTGGGAACTTTCAGTGGCACGCAGTCCTCCATGATCTTGGCGTGAGCCTCACCTACAGCTTGACTCTCGATGGATTCATCGAATTCATCATGTATCTGAAGCTGTAGGTAGGCCCCGGCCCGGTCTAGCTCAACCATAGCCCGCTTGGTCTGGTCGGCAGCGCCACCCTGAATGGCCCGGTTGAAGGCTTTGTAGGTCCAATCGTACTTCCCGTTGCTCTTGGGGAAATGGCAGTGACGACCTAGAATGGTGATCACGTAGCCGCGCTGCTTCGCAACGCTCTCAACAGCCCTCGCTGTGGTCTTGAGGTACGGGGCACGCTGGTCCACTAGATCAAGTATTGCCTGACCCTCGGCTCCAGCGCACTCACGCTCCTCTTTTGCCCAATCGAGGTACTTCCACTCCAGCGGCAGACCTAGCTGGCGGCACAGCTTGGCTCCACCCATGCCGTAGGCGATGCCCAGGAATATCTGCTTGCAATAATTCCGCTTCTTCTTGAAAACATCCTTCGGCTCGTTGACCACGTCCTCGCCGTAGACCGTCTGGGTGAACAGGGTGTGCGCGTCGGCGCTGCGGTCGTCCCAATAGCGTTGAGCCATGAGCAGAGCGGAATCGTGAGCCAGCTTCCCGATACGCTCAGGTCCACTTATGACGGCTGTATGAACGGCGAGACGCGGCTCCTGTTGCGAATAATCGAGCGTGCCCCATAGAGCCCCCCTATCGGGCTCGTAGATGTCGCGCCACATGCCCCCAATCTCAGGGTCACGGTCAGGCGATGGCTGTTGTTGGAGGTTAGGGTCAACACAGCTGAGGCGCCCCGGCCTCGCACCCTCAACCTCATCGTCATCGTCCTGAACCACGGTCTGATTGAACGTGCAATGAACCCGCCACTCATCACCGTGATTGATCACGTGCTGACGAATGGAGTTGACGAACGTCGAACGCAGTTGGCTCATCTTGCGAGCCCGGCGGATGAGGTCGCCAACGGGGTGATTGATGTGGGCGAGGAATTCCTTCGTGATGCTGGGTTTACCCTGACTGGTCATCTGGTAAGAAACGCCCACCGCCTGGAACACTCGCGCGAGCACCGCAGCCTTCATCGCGTCGCCCACCCGCACGTGTACACCAGAGAGACGCAGAACCTCGCTCCATACCTTCGTCTCCTCGGCTTGGGCGTAGCGCTCCACCTGATCGAGCTTGTCCATGTTGACGCGCACACCCCGGCGTCGCATCTTGACCAGCACGGGCAACACGTCAGTCTCTAGGTCCCAGATGCGCTGAAGCCCGTTCCTCTCAATATCAATCTCCTGGCTGCGGAGAAGCTCTAGGGGGCGCAACGCATCGGCCTCAGCATAAGGCCCAACGAACCGCCCCGGTAGCATCCAGAGGTCACGCTTCGGGTCCAGCTTACCCTTTGCCCCGCGAAAGCTCGCAGCGGCCTCGCGCAACAGTGTCTCGTCCTTGAGAGACAACCCCCGGCGCTTGAGTATTGAATCGAGCGAGTAGCTGAGCTGCAGCTCATCAATCAAGGCCTCGGCCACCTGTACGTCGCGGAAGCGAGCCTGAGGGAAGACAACACCCTCCTCCTCAAGGTAGTCCAGATCATAACTGATCTTCGCGCCCACAACATCACCCCGAAAGCGCTTGGCCTGATCCCGCACGTATCGGAGCACGGCCTCCGGCCCCTCAGGGCAATTGTCGCCCCCTAGATGCCGCATAGGCAGGTAGAGTGGCTCCTGCCCATCTAGGCACAGGCTAATGCCCATAAGCTCACCCCCGCGCCTGACGCCGCAGCCGAGCCTCTTGAGGTCTGTATCCTTCGTCTCAGTATCGAGCCCTATGCGGCTCACCGCGTTCCAGTCCTGGGGCAAGTCAGCCAGTCGCGGGGGCTTCCACTCAGACGGGGGCGGGAACAGAGAAGGCTGGAACATTACTTCAATATGTCGTTGATGCGGACCTTTTCCTCGGCGGTGGGTAGACCCTTGCGTGCGATGCGCTCGATGCCGCGCGCCACGTTGCGGCGGTCACGGTGGAAGGCCTCACCAATAACTCTATAGCAGGGCCGCGCATCACTCGGGTGTAGGTCGCGCCAAATGAGCATAGAGACAGCGCGCAGGTCAGACGCGCGGGTTGACCCGCGATGCTCAGCTAGCACCGCGTTAGGCAGCGCACCCTCCATCACGCAACAGACCGCACTGACAACCTGCTTGACGTTCTTCATGACTGATCGTTCTCAAGCATCTGATCAATTTGAGCAACAAGCGCATCAATCAGGGTGAGGGCCTTCTTCAAGGAGAAGTAACCACCGTCCCCGTGAACCGCGTCGAAGAAATTCACCTTGAAGGCGTTCAGATCGTTGGTAATGTAGAACTGCTGAAGCCGATCAAAGGGTATCAGGCGTCTCGCCCGCGTGCGGCTTTCCAGCAGGCGCTCAATGTAGCTCTTGGCCTTACCCAGATCAGCCAGAGGGACACCCTTGCGGTCGTAGCGCAGCACGTACTTACTGGCGTTCGCCTCAAGGTAGCTGATGTCGAACTCCTCCATCAGGTCCCAGTGGCCTTGACCTGGGGCTGCCTTGTAATGGTCCCCGCCCACCTGTTTAGTCTCGCTCACGACAACCCTCCAGCGGCCTTAATCTCGACGTTACTGAGGTGGCCCACTCTGCGGTCATCCTCCACGTGCCACCTTATCGTCTCGAACGCCGGGGGCAAAGGGTTGGTGGCCCACCGCTCATTGGTGGTCTCAATCCAATCCGAGAAGGTCCGGTTCCCGCGCTCATGCTCGTCCCAGCACCAGAGCCAAAGCTCGAACTTATCAGCGGCATGGAGGTAGCGGGCTTCCTCCACCGTCAGATCGAACTTGAGGTCCAACCATCGTTCGACGTTGCTATCAATATTGTGCAGGTTGGAACCCAGGGCGTCCTTCGTTGGGCTAGGCACGTCACCGGTCACCAGCTCACCCATGTCGTGTACGTGTGCCGCCAACAGCAACTCTGCGCGTGGGGTCTGGCCCCCGTGGTCGGCCTGCCAGCACAACACGAGTAAAGACATGAGGTCGTGAGTGTGCTGCCCGTTGGAGTAGCGCAATAGGTGAGGCTTGATGTGTGCCCGCTCAATAGCGGAAGCGTCACGCATCAGCCTCAGGCGAGACATGATGTCAGGGGTGCTCACGTCCCCTGCTCCACTTTGTCGTCATCGCGATGAACCCAGGCGCGATAGCGCTTGCCCACCCAATTGCTAGCAGACAAGAACCAGTCGCACATTGGCATCTGCGCGAGAATCTCCTGTGCGCCCCGGTAGCGATCTTCGCCGGTGCTCGCGCGGTAATGCTTGTGGGCGATCACCAGAGGCATGGTCACCTGCCTGATGTACGATGAGCGAGCCTTGAGCTGCGTCTCCTCGGGCTTGTACTCGAACAGCATGCTCAGGTCCTCCTGAAACATCTGCTCACTGCGCTCGTCAGGTCCAACACCCCAGAGGTCAGTCAGGTCCATGCGCGTCAGCGGGTAGGGGCTTGGCTCCTCCTTGATCTCATCGAGCGCGGGCACGGTGTTGAGGTAGGCATGGAAGTTGTTGCTCAGCGTGATCAACTTGCCAATGCCCAACCCCAGGCGCCCGGCGAGGTATTCCTGCAGGGTGGAGAACTGGACCGCGTTGGCGCTGTATAGCCCCCACACGATGTCGTTCGAGCGGTTGAACACAGTCAGGTGGAGCGCGCCGTCCATGACCCAAGGCAAGATGGTGAGGTTGCAGGGCACGTCCTTGCCACCGCTGTCAGCGCGGTGAGGGTCGGCTGAAGCATCCCACATCTGGATGACCACGCGCCGGTCGGTGTGGTCTTTTAGTAGGCGCTTGACCACCCAATCAATCTGGTCGAAGGCCCCAAAATGACCGCGCTCGTCACCAACGTCCAAGAACCAATCACGCCAGCGCTTGCCGTAGGCGCCGGGGCTGGTCTTGCCCCCGTCGTCCGAGTAGTTGGCGATATTCTTCACGTAGGGCGTCAACTGCTTCAGATCGTCACGCCCCGCGAGCATCCAGAGCGCTTCGACGTGAAGGAAGAACGGGTTGCTGTCGCGCCACGAATGGAACGTCAGCCGCTCCTCGGGATTGCTCAGCACGGTGGCCACGGGACCAGGGGCGCGTAGCACCGGCCCATTGCGGCTGTCCTCGCGCAGCCCGCGCTCGTAGAGCATTGTGATAGCCTTGGGCAGGGCCTCGTGGGCGTTGCGGGCTTCAATCGTGATCACGCGGCAATCTCCTTAGGCAGACCCAGAGCCACGTTCAGGTCGCTGCGAGGAACAGCCGGCAGGGTGTTGGGTTTGTTCTCGTAATGCTGAACGAACGGAGCCACCTCAGGCCAGACCTCAATGAGGCGCTTGACGGTCGTGACACTGTCCATAGCGGCGCGAGCGGCACGCTGGGCGGCGCGTATATCAGCCTCCAGTTGGCTCCAGCGCTGCTCCAATGCCGCGAAGCGCTCTGCTAGATCGTGCGTGGCCTCATATTGCTTGACGCAGCGCCCACCGTAGTCAGAGAAGGGAATGAGGCGCTCAGCCTCAGTTGAGCAACCGTCCTTGCCGCGTGCGCGGGCAATCTCGCCGTGACACCTTCCCCTGAAGGGTAACTGTGTCATCTCACCGGCGAACGTCACCTTGACGTCCCCTCGCTTGGGCAACCATCCTCTCGGCAAGCGCTGCATCTTGACCCGGTCAGTCTCTGGGTAGACATCGTGGTATACGTCCAGTGCCAGAGTTGCGAAGTCTGACACCAAGGTCTTGGCCTCCTCGGCGAACCGATAGGAGATGAGCTCACGCTCAACGCTCTCCTTGATGCCAACGCTCAGTCTAACAGTGCTCATGGTCAATCTCCTCAGAAACCTCTACCCGGGACGTACTTAGCGCGGGGCTTACCCTCGCCTAGACGCGCTCGCTTGTACTTGTCGAACTCGCAGCAGACGTTGCACACGTCGCTCAAGTCAATCGGTTGGAGCCACGGCCAAATTGTGCCGGGCTTGTTGAGCTGAGTGCGAAGCTCCAGTAGGTTCTCCAGAGCCTGAGCCTGATTGAGTGGAGCCTTAGCAGGCACACCACGCCAGCGGTTCAACCCTCTCTTTGTGCCCGGCCCAGCCGCAGCCCACGTCTGGTTGTCCTCAGCATCACGCAATAGGTAAGTGTGCTGCATATCAACCACGGCCTGATAGGCCATGAACGGTCCCCACCCGGTGAACATTTGTAGGTATTCCCAGACACCAGCACTCTGTTGAGTGCCATCAGGGTCTAGGTGCTGCCAGCTGTATCGGTCCTTCCAGAGAGTGCCAATGACAATCTCAGCGATGTAGCGTTGCTTGGACCAGAGGTACCAGGGCTTCTGTTTGTCACTCTCCGCCCTGATCATATAGGCGCCGGTGTACACCTTCTCACCGTTGTTCTTGCGGTTCTGGAGTACGTTGCCCATCTCATCAGGGTCGAAGTCATCGTTACGCGGCCAGCTGTTGTCGTGTATCATCAAGTCAGTCAGGCTAGCTGGCCAGTTGATCGTGCGAGCAATACAGATCATGATTGGCAGGAACTCATGGTCAGCGTAAGGCACGAGAATGTGCTCACGTATCCAGCGCGTCACTCGGTCGTCCTCGCGCCGCACGTTGCAGAAGCGATAGCTGTTCAGAATGGGGTCGTTGGTGAGGCGAGAGAGTTGCCATATATCTGGGTCATCACCCACCCACACCTCTCTTCCAGCCTCGCTAAGATGGAACTCGCCCGTCTCAGCGTAGTCTTCGAGCACGGCCTTGCGCATGCGGATGGCCTCGCGCTCGTTAATCCAGCGAGCAACCTCAAGTGTGTACATCAACTCAACTCCATCGTCTGAAGGGCTACAACAAGCCTCTGGTAGACCTCATCAGGCGAATCGTTCGGGTCCAGCGTCACCGCGTCCTCGTGCCACAGCTGGAGTACCGTGCGACGGGTCTTGTCCATCTGCTTGACCACGCGGCCCAGCTCAACCTTGTCGATGGGGCGGCTGGTGTCTTCGCGCCGGGCCTCACTACGCGCGCAGATGAGATCGTGTGAGGCGTGGAGGAACGCCCAAACCCAGCGCACGTCGTACTGCCGTGTAAGCTCGTTGCGCAGCGCGGCGAAGCGCGAGTAGCTCTTCGAGACGCGGAACCCCTCGAACATCACGTGATGATCGGGGTAGGCCTCCATGGCGTGCTTCACCGCCCACTCGATAGCCTCAGCGCTCTTGATCTTATCGCACCCCGAGTATTTGCTGGCGTCGTACTTGCCGATGATACATAGCGGCATGTTTAGCGAGCCGGGGGCGTGTGCGAACTGAAAGTCCACCCGCGTGTTGTCGGGCGATCTAAGCTCAAGGCTATTCACCACGTTCTCCATGAAGTGCCTCATGAGCGTGGTCTTTCCGCTCGCGTTGGCACCCCGAATGTTGACGATCAGTCTCTTGCTCATCCTGCTACCCCTGTCTCAATTTCGTAGGTGACGTGTTTCATCAGATGGTAAGGTGTACCCTCGCTCAAGTTGCGCTTTATGAATTCACGTGCGAGCTTGAGGACCTCGAATGAGGCGCTATCAAACTCGCCCGATAAATCACCGTGGTAGACCACCCATGTCTCGTTAATCTTCTCAGCTGGCAAGGTACTGGTCCCCTTCCCCTAGCATGATGGCGCGCATTGCTTGCTCTGCAGCCGTGAAGGGAACGTCGTAGACCATCTTCCCCTCCTTCAGAGCCCGCTCACGCGTTGACTTGATGGCCTTGATCTTGTCGGCCACCAGCTCAGTCTTGATTTCACGCACCCGGCCAGCAGCCTCCTGCCGTTGATGAATGCGTTCAAGGCAGATGTCCAGCGGCGTGTCGAGATAGCACCAGACGTAGTGGTGGTTCTGCGTCTCGCACCAATCTGAGAACTCGCCCCAGCTGCCATAGACGGTGCTGGCGAGAATTCCCTCAGCCAGCACGTGGTGAGGTGCTAGGTCCAACGCCCATCTGATTGCACCCTGCTGAACCGGGAAGCTGGGAACGGAGTCGAGCCCACCACAAGCTGTCTTGTACGAGCCTATGACTACCACGCGGCCCAGGTCGGGGAAGTCTCGCCCGTAGCCCTCGACACGCTTCTGGCGCCCAGGCTCCCTCTTCGTGGGCGCCGGGTAGGGGTTGAGGTCTATGGGCCCTCCCCGATGGTCTCCCTCCAGCGAGGGCAGGAAAGCTCTCACCAGTGTGGACTTGCCCGAGCCGTTGGTGCCCCTGATTGAATAGATGCAAGTCACAATCTGTCTCTCCAGTCCGGTATCTGGACTATTGTGCCGCGCATTACTTGATCGTGGAGTAGGGCTAAATCACTGTCAGGTGCCACCTTATGCCTCCAGTGCTCCTTAGACACAGCGGCGCGCGTCTTAGGGTCATGATCTGGTCCCCGGTCGCTGGTGCCTGAGTAGTACATCTTGTAAACACGGTTCTTGAGATTGGAGTAAGGCTTTTTGGTGGGGTGGTTGGCCATGTATCTTGAGAAGCCAGGCAACAAATGATTCAGCCTGTTTGAGAACGCAGCCAGAGAGATAAAGCGCCGGTCCGCCAACGCAGCATCAATAGTGCCCTTGTGAGTTATGAACACTGCGTCAGCAATGACCACTAAGAATAGCGGCCATCTAGTCTGAGGCTTTCCTTTACTCGATCCCCCACGGGGTTCTTCCCTAGGCTTGAATTGCCTAGTGCTTTCCAGATGTCCAATCATAGGGTTTCTCCCTCCGCCTCGGAGACTAGCGCGAACCGCGTATCTACGCCCGCTCTAGCTCTTGAGTAACAACACTGGGCAGGCTCGGGAACCGGCTGGAGAATTGCCGCGCCGTCTCGCTGATTGCGCACCATGGCTCCACCCCGGCAGAAATCTCAATGAGATCGCTGTTGGGCGGGTAGTGTCCGTTCACGTGAGACATCCACTTACACAGGACCGTCTCCGCCTCTTGCAGGCCGAACCGGCGATTCGCTCGCCCCGGCGCCGGGTAGCTCTTGTACATCTCCAGCAGAT